ATGGCAAGACGAAAATCTAAGGAACTCAAGGAAAATGAAGACGATTTGCTTTTCTACCTGGAGTATTGGCAAGAGTTCCCCGATACCTTCAAAAGGGTAGCAGAAAAAGAAATCGCAGAGTTGGAAAACAAAATTAAAAACAAAAAGAAATGAGAAAGCCCCTTCGGGGGCACTCATTCCTTTAAACTTAAAAAATATAAGATTATGGAATATACAGAGATGATTGATAAGGTGAAGGCTTTGGCTGCACAAAACAGAGCTGCCAAGACCGCAGAGGATAAGGCGGAGGTTCGCCGTCAGATGGATGCACTCAAGGAGTCAGACCCTAAGGCTTTTGCCGTGGCAGTTGGCTACATGGCTAAGACCACAGAGCAGAAGGTCAAGGAACTGACCATGGCAGAAAAGTTTGGTGAGATTACAGATATGGTTTCCATGGCTTACATCGCAAAGGCTTACTTTGGCAAGTCTCGCTCTTGGCTAGCACATAAGATGAACGGAAACATAGTCAACGGAAAGGCATCGCAGTTTACTCCTGATGAGCTTGTTACTCTCAAAGGTGCCTTACAGGATATGGCTCAGAAATTTGGCTCGCTTAGCCTTGCTATTTAGGCTATCTTTATTTAACACATCGTCCCCGACACAGAGCCGTGCCGGGGACTTCATTGTTCACATATATAGTCTCTATTTTAATTGCTTTAATAGGGTGGATAGCAACAATCTTAGATGGGGTGATTGCAGCTGTATTAACAAAAGTCCATGAAGAATAGAGATAGCAATGAGAAAATTTACCGTAATATGGAGAAACCTTATGCGCTTCTCCAAGTTCATATATTCTTTTCTGTCCATACCTAATATATATTATTTCGTTTAACCGCTGCAAAAATAATGTTTTTCCGGCAATTCCACAAGTTTTCAAGGCTAAAATGTTAAATCTTACTTAATAATACGTTTTTTCGTAGTAAATATTTGGATAATACGAAAATTTGTAGTATCTTTGCATTGTCTTAAAGAAATAATGATATGAAGAAAATTTTAGTGAGTGACAAAGAGGAAGAGCTGATAGCAGCTATCAGAAATTACAAAAAGTCTTTTCCTAGGGGCAACCCGCAGTTATTATGGTATGCTCAACAACTTTTCGATGAGATGATTGAGCCGCCTGAGTATTACACAAAGTATTAACAACAGACCCTCCCTTCGGGGAGGGCATTAAAAAATATAAGATTATGGAAGTAGCAGTAGCAACAGTTAAGCAGACCAAGGATAGCGAAGTAAAGCAGCGCATCCAGGATATTCAGATGCTCGTGTCGTGGCGAGAGATAGCACATACATATTTCGGCAAGTCGGCATCATGGCTTTATCACAAGCTCGATGGCATCGATGGCAATGGTGGAGTGGGAGGCTTCACCGAAGATGAAAAGAACATGCTCCGCGGCGCACTCTGCGAGGTTTCAAACCGCATACGTGCAGCTGCAGACAGAATATAAAAATGAGGCTGGGGCTTATCATTCCCCATAAGACAAAAGTCGCCATAGCCTTGTGGCGCAGAAATACCAAAAAACGTCCCCGACACAGAGCCGTGCCGGGGATTTCTTATTGTTCACATTAAAACATTTTTTTATTATGGTTTATTCCGAAAGACAGATGAGAGTGGCAGATGCAACGATTAAGCAACTTCTTTCAAATGAAACCGCAATGGTCAGAGAGTCAATGCTAGCTTATGTTGACGAGTTGTCTGATGACAGAGTTCTTGCCAATGATGTGGTGACTATGTTGGAGATTGATGGCTTGATAGTTTATACAGGAGATTACGATTGGAGGGTTCAGCTTACAGACAAGGGATGCAAGGCTGCACAAATGGGGTTGGCTAGATACCTCAAACGTCAAAAACTGATGGAGAAACTGAAGGAGTATAAGCTGTTCGTGGGTATAGCTAGTGCTACGGTCTCTTTTGTGTCGATGCTGATAACACTTGCCCTTACTATTTACAATGCAGTAAAATTATAAGGGCACATAATACAGACACGATGGCGCAAACAACATTGGCCAGTGTGATTATAATGTCGTAAAATAAATCTTTTCTTTCCATACCTTAATATATATTATTTCGTTAAACCGATGCAAATATACGGAATTTTATTGAGATTCCGTGGAATTTTCACGAAAATGCGTGGAAAATCGAGGAAAATGCACGGAAAATCGGGGAATTTCCGAGGAATCCATTCCTCGAAGTGGCAGAACCGAAGGGAGATCCTGCGGTCGTTTCCGGTCGTTTTCGGTCGTAATTCGCTCGTTTTTCCGGTTATTCCCGGTCATTGTCCGATTGATTCCGATTGATTCCGATTGATTCCGATTGATTCCGGAAAATCATTCCTTTTCATTCCTTTTCATTCCTTCTCCTCCTCAAATCATCCCGATTTTATGCTCTAAAACATATTCCCTGCAGATTCTTCTAAAATTTCTCGCTTTTTTTTTGGCGGTTCCAAATATTCTTCTTACCTTTGCCAACGCTTATAAGACGATAGTAAACTATCCGGCAAGGCGACCGTTTCGCCTATGGCTTCTTAGCCGCAGGCTTTTTTTATGCCTAGGAAAATCTTTTTTTCTAACTGGGAAAATAATTTTTTCCAACTGGGAAAATAGATATGCCCAATACATGGCGGCTGCATGAACCGTAAGATCTGATTTGTCCTTCCGGATAAGCCATCGTCTTATAAGCAACGGGGAATGCAGCCGCCACCCTTTTGTACAATCGGCTGTTAATGCTTATAAGACGATGCAATATGCAGAATTCTATTTTATTAAGTGATGCGCAGGTGAGACCTGCAGGCATCAGCGTTGAGGAGGGTATCAATACCCTCAAGTGTGAAATCAAGAAGCTCGCCAAGACCAAGAGCGAGACCTTCAGCTATATCTGCGGGGAGACCGTGACCTATGGAGAGGTTGTGCTCACCATGGTTGGTTTCGCAGCTGTGATGGCGATGCTCATGATTGGTGGTTTCATTTTCGGAGGGGAGGTAGCATGATGAAGAAAAGTAGAAACCGCAGAAGACGCACAGCAAAGCTGATAACCAAGGACATCAGCAAGTGCAAATACTTCATAAATATTGGCAAAAAAATGAACGCCCATAAGGTGGAACTCAAATTTCAGAGAAACTACAATACAATGGGTTCTGTTGTTTTCATCGATGATGCGTCACACAAGCAGACTATTATCCGATGGTATGATCATCGCTATTATGCTCTTAGGTATGGAGCTAAAGAGGTTGAGCCATACAATATGACTTTGGACAAGTGGAAAACCATCAACAACGATTAGGTATGAAAAAGAATAAGAAGAAAGTCAAGAGAGACATTCTCTTGCTATATTTCAAACGCCGTCGCATCCGCGATGCGCTCATGAAACGCTACTGGGAGCTTGAGACTAAACGCAAGGAACTGTACAAACTGGTGGAGTACGCCAAGATCCAGTCACGATACTGCGTCAATCTGGACTGCCACCGCATAGCCGGCAGATACCTCAGAGAACTGGAGCAAGAGGAACTACGTACCTGCAGACTTCAGATCAAATACGACATTTGGGCTTCCAGACTCGGTTACTGGATAGACCTCTATGAGACGGCATTAAACCGACAGCACCCAGATAACAGAATTTAAGTATAACCCTTTAAAAATTAACGATTATGCCAAGAAATACAGATAATTTCATCAGCGAGCAGTTTGAGGAGGACCTGCTCGACGCTTACTTCCACTTCCGCAGCTGCCTCCCTGTGAAGGATGAAGAAACCGGTCTTGATTACAAGAAGAGTTACAAGACCACCCAGGACATCGCCACGGAACTTGATGACATGGGCGGTGTAGGTACAGACACCATCAACCGCTACATGGTGGAGCATGACTATCAGGTAGCCACGCAGCCAGACGGTACCGTGGCATGGGCTATCTGGGAGAGAGTTGTCAGGCCAGACAGCCTGGTTTAAGTTAAAAACTCATATATTTTATTATACTACCATGTGTTATGCATAATTTTTCGTACCTTTGCAGCACGAAAAATTTTACAAAGTTTTGAAAAGCTTTGATACGGCTGGCCGCCCGTGAGGGTAGTCAGCCGTATTTTTATTTTTATCCTCTCCATATTATCTTTGCATCAAAAAAGATAATATATGACCATCACATCACTTCCGTCGGGCAGTTTCTTCCTTGAGAACATCCCCGACATCGATATTCTTACGGCCAAGACCCGCCTGCTCGTCACCATCAAGATAGGTGATGATATCATCTACGATGAGTATCTCTATCCTGCCGATGGAGAGGTCAGAGTGAGCGACCTTGCCGACATCTTCCGTCCCTATGCACGCCGGAGGCTGGCAGTCACAGCCACCATCACCATCGCCGAGGAGCAGGTTCCGGACTCCGGAGACACCGACTCGGCTACAGTCACCGATACGCAGAAAGCCACCCTGAAGGTTTACTATTCCACCGTGGACATCGTGGGCGTGGACTGCTCCACATTCCTCAATACCCACTTCCTCACCCTGCTGGAGGGGCACAAGACCACCTACATGGGGCGACTGGAGTATCTTCACTACATGGGCAAGGACTCGGCAACAGTCACCGCACACTACGCCGACAGAACTACGAAACCGTTTACCGCACCAGCCGTCGGCGGCAATGACATCTACACCACCATCGACGTTTCTCCGTCTCGTTTCGAGACCGAGGGCACCGACCTTCTCTACTACGTGGTAGAGGCTGGCTCACGCTCCATGACCCTCATCATAGACAGCGAGGAGCGTGACGTGGCACCGACCCTACTCTTCACGAACTCGTTCGGCTGCCAGGAGCTCATCTACTGCACGGGAAAGCACGAGGTTGATCCGCAATACACCCGCGATGCAGCCTACATGGGCGGCATCAGGGTTAACTACCGCATCACAGAGCAGCGCACCTTCAACGCCGATACGGGGTTTCTAGGCACAGACATGGCCAACTGGGCAGATGACCTCTTCCGCTCAGACGAGGTCTATCTGGTCAACTTCATCGGCGGCGTTGCCAAGGTGGGCAAGCGTGTCACCCTCTCAGACTCCAAGTCCAAGCGTGACAACCTGCGCGACAGCGTGCCACGCTTCACCTTCAGCTACACCTACGCACAGCGCCAGCACAACGTGCTTGACCTGCAGCGAGCCGGCCGTATCTTCGACAACACCTTCGACAACACCTTCAACTGATGAGACGCACGGCTTACCACCTCACAGAGGTGCTGCGCCTCCTGGCAAAGGCAGAGCGAGACCGCTCTACAATTAACCTGAAGGCGTGGACATCAGACGGCGAGACCGTCGACTATACAGGATGGCTGGTCAGGGGCAGCAGTTGGCGAGGCGGTTTCCACCGCCTCGTCAACCCGGCAAATGCCGAGGTTCGCACCGTTCCGGACATCTACATTCACCAGTTCCTGGGCTTACCAGTATATTTATGACATGAAACAGAAAAAATATCAGCTTCAGCAAGTAGGAACCAGCGGTTCCTACAGTCGCTACGCCCTCGTGGCAGAGGGCGTGAGCAGGGTAACAGACTCCACTACCATCGAGCAGCAGTATGGAAAGGATACCAGTTTCCTGGGTTCCGGAGAGGTGGGCGATGCCACTACAGGCATCCTGGAGACTTCAGACGGCAAACTCTTCGAGTATATCAACTATGGCGATGACAACGACATGCCATACATCCTGCAGCAGTTGATGCGCCGCAACATGGTGGCGCAGCGAGCTATGGCGTTCAACGTCCAGTGCTGCTACGGGCAGGGCTTACGCTTCATGGACCGGGAGACAAAACAGGACACCACCGACAGCGAGATCCGCGACTTCTGCCTGAAGAACTCCATTCATGAGGTCTTTATGCAGCAGGCCACCGACATGAAGTTCTTCTTCTGGTCGGTAGAGGTCATCATCCTGAGCCGTGACCACTCCAAGATAGTCAATATCCGCCACAAGGACGTTTCTTATTGCCGCCTGGAGGTACCAAATGACAAGGGGCGCATAGAGCATGTCTTCTTCGGCGACTTCCGCAACGTCATGTCGCCGGTACATACCGAGGTCATTCCGCTGCTCGACTTCTACGACCCGCTGGGCGACCTCATGGCGCGCATGGGCAAGGCTCCCGACCCATACACAGGCATCATGGGCAAGGCACCCGAGATGGGCAAGGACTGCAAGTTTGCCATCATATCCCGCATCCCGACACCAGGACTGCAGTACTATCCGATACCATACTATGCCAGCGTCTTCGACGATGCCTGGTACGACATCTACCGTCTCATCGGTATCGGCAAGCGCTACATGATCAAGAACACGTCCGCTCCTCGCATCCAGATAGAGGTGCACCGCGACTACTGGGAAGAGCTCTGCAACAACGAGGACATCATCGACCCGGATAAGCGCAAGGAGCGCATCCTGCAGGAGAAGGACAACATCATCAACTTCGTGTGCGGACCGGAGAATGCCGGCAAGGCACTCATCACGGGCTACTACTTCGACCCAAACGGCAAGGAGCAGCGCATGGTGCGCATCATCAACCTCTCCGAGGGTAGCAAGAAGGAGGGTGGCGACTGGGCAGACGACATGAGCGAGGCATCCAATGCCCTCTGCTTCTCGTATGGCGTGCATCCCAACCTCATCGGAGCCACGCCGGGCAAGAGCCAGATGAACAACTCCGGCTCAGACAAGCGAGAGCTCTTCATACTCAAGCAGTCGCTCGAGAAGGCCTGCCACGACATCATGTGCAAGCCTTATCACGTCATCTCCCACTACAATGGCTATGCCGAACGAGGAGTGACCGTAGATGTGCCGATGATAGAACTCACGACACTCGACAAAAATAAGGACCAACAGACATCAATCGTAACAAATCATGGCAAAAATGAAGATTCAGATCAGCAAGGATGACTTCGAACAGAGCATCCTTGCAGCCACCAGCTCTCACTCTGAGGTGTTCGAGTCGGTGGAACCGCATTTTAAGGAGTCCTATCTGCGGCTCTGCCAGCAGATACTGGGCGAGGTAGGAGAGGCGGCACTGGAGACCAGCGAGGCGTCTTTCGAGCTCAGCGAGGAGCTGCGTGAAGCAGTAATCAAGACTGTATGTCTCGATGCCTTCCTCAGCGTAGTAAGACACCTCGACCTCGTGCTCACTCCTACAGGCTTTGGCGTTGTGGCCAACAACGAAGTCTCTCCTGCAAGTTCCTCCAGAGTAGAGGCACTCATTGAGCAATGCCGTGTAGCCTTCATCTCATCACAGCAGACAGTCCTGGCACTTCTCTGCAACGTACCGGGTTGGGGGAAAACCCTACAGGCAAAGCAGGGCATACAGACGATAGTTTGGAGCTTTGACGCTTACCGTTTTCTCACGGGAGAGACCAGCATGACATCCAAGGAGTGGGCATCCAAGTTGGCAGCCATGCAAGAGGCAGATGCCACCATACGCAAGCTTGTTTCTGATGAGCAGATGGATGACATCATGTCACAGGTTAGATGCGAGCGTAAAAGTAATTGGGAAGAGAACGAGGTGCGCCTCATGCTGATGCGCTGCATGATAATGCTTGCCAACGGCATGCTGTCTGCATACTCCAACGAGCGTGCAAGACTGCTATCGTATCTAGACAGAAACCTCGATAAATTCCCATTATATGCGAATTCATCGGCATTTAAGGCTAACCATTTCAAAGAGTTCAACAATGAAAAATCAAAACCTGCCTTCGTTTTTAATTCATAAAGATGGTACACAAGAGTTCAATTTCAAGGCGCCGTCATCGTGGGCGGAACTTTCAGAGGATCAGTTGCGCTATGTCCTTAGCATCATGTCGACGTTCCAGGATCATACCGTTGTCAAATGCTACCTTCTCGCAAGGTTCTGCGGTCTTACCGTACATAAGTACACCCGAACCGGGTGGAAATGCAGCGTTAAATGCGGTGAAAGCGACGAAAATGGCGATACTAAGACTGGGAAAGTGCGCGAGAGAGTCCTGTATATCAGCGCTGCAGAAATCCTCTCCCTGCTCAAAAACTTCGATTTCATAGACTCCTTTACGGACTTTAGGCCTCTACAGGTTGCAAGTGACGTTCAACTGACGGCAGTAAACAGCCTGCTTCACGAGATCAGCTTCTACGATTACCTCAATATCGAGAAGAACTACCAGCTGTTCATGCTCAAGCAGGAGGACAGATTCCTGCTGAAAATGGCGCATCTCATGTACAGGACAGCAGGCGGTTCTTCCGATGAAACCGCCAATTTCGAACCTTATGAGCTCCTCGGAGTCTTCATGTGGTTCTCGAGCGTCAAGGAGTATTTCGCCGCCAACTTTCCTCACTTCTTCAGACCAGCCAAAGAGGGTGGAGAACTGCGGCGTGAGGACATCCTGCCAGCCATGCAGGCGCAGATCAGGGCACTTACCGATGGTGACGTGACCAAACTGCAGGCAGTCTATAATACCGACTGCTGGGCTGCACTCACGGAACTGGACAATAAGGCTCGGGAGGCAGAGGAGTTTAGGAAGCGTAATAGGCAAAACAATTAAATATTCAGAACATGACAGAGAAAATCTTCGATTCCATCGCCTATTTCAAGCAGCTGGCTGCCGAGTGCAGAACCTGCAGGGATTATAATTTTGTCGCAACAGAGTGCTCCGGACCTGATTCCATCCAGGGAGTCATGCAGCAGTTCCGTAAAGCATCAAACTTCGTTATGGTGTCAGACACCGTTGACAGCAACACCCATTCCATCGGAGAGGGCTTCTTCGACCGCAACGTCTATACCGTCTGGATCCTGGCAGGGTACCGACGCGATGACATGGCAGACCGAGAGGCGAAAATGAATATCTGCAGATATATCTTCCGCCAGTTCCTCAGCCGCATACTACACGACAAGAGCCGTGAGGCATACGACGGACAGATGGAGTTCCTGGACCTCACGCAGGTCTATTCGAGCGAACTGGGCAGATGGTCCATGAATGGCGTCACAGGACTCTACTTCATGGTCACATCAGACGAACCTATCGATATACAGTATGACGAGAGCCTATGGCAGACGCAGAAATAGACGACCTCCTCAGATATGAGCGAGGATGGGCTAATGCCATGGGCGACTACTGGCGAGAGCGCATGGAGCGGCTTCGTACCATCGATACCGGCCGCCTCTACGCTTCCATCAAGGCGCACCTGGAGCAAGGCTCTGTGACCACAATTGAACACAACTTCCTGCAGTACGGTATCTATGTAGCTGCAGGAGTAGGTCCGGCACATGAGTGGTACAAGTGGACCGAGGCACAGGGTGGAGAGAAAATCCACCGCATCAACAACGGAGACCTCAACTTCCTGGGCGAAGAATACCGTCGTGACAACAATCTCGATAAACCGAAGAAGGTGGGCCCTGCCTGGGGCGGTCGTGTCGCAGGTGGCGAACCTAAAGGCAGACGTGACTGGTTCTCTCAGAAGTACTACTCATCTGTCATGAAGCTCAACGAGCATGAGGCTACCTTCTACGGCGACCGGTACAATGGTCTGATGGCATCAGCCCTCACCGAGATATTCAGGGGCATAGGAGCAGCACGCAACCTCTAGGGAGCGTATTTTTATCGATTTCATCGAAGTTATATCTTTGCAAACAAAAAAAACAATATGGCAGTAGAATATGATAAGAATGATCTTCAGACCCAATTCGAGGGTATCAGAGATGAGCGACGCCTGCAGGCCAATACGGCATACCGCATAGGCACCGCTTTTCTCTCGCTGCTGCATTTCGCCTCAGACGAGATGCATACGACCATCGAGGAGCTTCTGAAGAAGATCGATGGCAAATATCTTTCGAAGGTCAAGGACGATGAAGCTGCCGGTCTCATCACCTTCCTCAGAGGTCTGAGGGTAGGTGCAGGCTACAAGTTCGACGAGAATGGCGATATCACCTCTCATGATATTGATGCTCACGATGTCAACGCTAATGGCCTGTCTGTTGGAGGCAACTCCGTCTTCGCAGGAGACCTCAGTTCTCCGGACTTCGTTGCAGGATTCCTCACGGGCAAAGGTTGGCGGCTGAAGAACGAGCCGGTCGAGAATGCGGCTGGTGTTCTCGAGAACAAATATAACCTGGAACTTGACAACCTCATCGTGAGAGGATCCATGCGCATCTTCGAGATGATTATATCCCAGTTGTTGGGCGAGAACGACAACCGCATCTTCACGGCTATGATGGAGGTGGATCATTACGACGCAGAGAGCGGCAGGGTATATCTCGATACCAGGGAAGGACGTATGTACAACTCTTTTCGCAAGGGTGATTACATCATGGTCCAGCAGTATAATGGTCTTCCATCAGAGGAGAATGACCATTATGTCACGAAGAACTACGAGCTCCTGGTGAAAGAGGTAGGAACAGAAGGTGAGGGTGAGGATAGGCTGGCGTGGGTGACGTTCGAGAACTTCACAAGCTCCATGGCAGGAGCGACACCGGAGAAGCTGATCACGAAGCGTGACACCTTCGTGCGAGTGGACAACGTGTCAGACCCAGACCGTAAGGGCATCATTCAGGTGATGACCGTAGGCAGCGATACTCCTTATATAGATATTGTCCATGGCATGAAAACCAATCCGGATTCTGCTCTGAAGGGTAGAATCGGAAATCTGAAAGGCATCAGACATCCTGTTCTTGGCCAACTGAAGGGGTTCGGCGAATATCTCAACAACCTCTATGCGGTAGGCGAGTTCGTTCTGAGCCGAACAGGTGAGAGCATCGACACCAAGTTTCAGGTTCTCGAAAACATGTTCTCTTCAAGATTCTCCAAAACCAGCTATGAGCTGACAAACGAGAAAAATTATCTCGAGAATGGCCAATTCCTGGAGCAGATTACCGATTCTGATAATAAGATCATCGCAGGTTGGGATATAGATTCCACTGACGAATCCGTCTTCTGGTTCGACGCTTCCGGATTGCCGGTCATGGTCAACGGAAATCCTACCACAAGCGGAAATCGCAAGGTTTCGCTGGAAAAGGTCGATGGCAGGCAGATTCTCCGTGTGCAGAATTGCGGCATCAGGCAGAAGAATGCGCTGATTAGACAACCAGGAACTCACAAGGAGTATGTTGCCGGAGAGAAGAGCAGCGCAGAGCTGCCTCCAACAGAGGCAGGGTACACCGATGTGCAGGACAAGCTGTACATCAGCATTCGCATCTATGCCAAGACCGCTGGCACGTTGACTATTGGCTTCGCTGGTTGCGAAGACGTGAGAGGTAAGCAGAATACCCTACAGCAGAGAGCTGTCAGTGTCGCATACTCTGGAGCGTGGAAAACTATTCCAATAGAGGGCGTGTGGAATGGTACCGGTGACTTCGTCATCAAATACAGTGGTGATTGCTATCTCGCAATTGCATCTCTCACCGATGAGCCGCTCAGCGAGCTGTCCAAGACCGTGAGCACACAGATAGTGCAGACGGCCAACAATATCAAGTTGCTGGGTGAGAACATCGATACAGTCAATAAGAAAGCAGTCAAGGTAGGCTTCGAGCTTGATGCAGAAAAGGGTGAAATCAGGCAGTATGTAGATAAGAAAGATAAGAAGAATCGCGAAGATACTTCATCGCTGATAGTACAGACATCGAGCAGCATCACCTCATCGGTGGACAAGAAGCTGAAGGATCAGTATGGTACCGTTACAAGCGAATATACATCATCCATCAGTCAGACAGCAGAGGGTATCAGGCAGTGGGTAGGTAGACAAGATTACGCTAACAACACTACAGTATCCTCTAGCATCGAGCAGTTATCTGGCAGAATTACCAGTACTGTAGAAATGGTGAATGCGAATACGTCCAGTATTACACAGATTCAGCATGATATTGAAACCATCACCCTGACAGTTGGCAAGGCTGCTACGCAGGAACAGTTGAAGGCGAACGTTGAGACGCTCAATAAGTATATCAGTAGTGCTAGAAGTCATGCAGATGAAGTTGGCAGCGGTATAAGAAGCGATTACGCCTCTACTATTACTACCGTTAAGCAGAATAGTAGTAGCTGGAGTGTAGCTGCCGGAGGATTTGATGCAAACGGCAAGCTGCTGGCGTCTGCCGGTGCGGTATTGAATAAAGAATTTGCCGGGCTTTTCTCAACGGCATTCACAAACAAAGGCGGTGTCGTAAAAAGTGAAATCAGTTCTTTCATTACGAAGGATACAGCTGGAAACATGATTTCCAATGCTACCATCCAAGCCGACAAGATAAATCTTACCGGTCATTGCATGAACTTCTCGGGCGGTCAGATTACCATCACAACTCCGAACTTTAAACTTGACTCAACTGGTAGTTTTTGGTGTCAGAATGGTACATTCAGCGGTACGGTTACAGGAGTACACGGCAGTTTTAAAACACTTGATTGTGTTGACAGCAACGGTAATGTTGTTGGTAATATACAGTTTGGCTCGGATGGCAGAATGTGGTTCTCGGGAGACATGTATCACCAGGGATATGATAGTGCCCAAAAACGTGGTTATCGCTTTTATGCGGCAGATGTTTGGTGCAGAGGCATGTTCGGACATCGGCAAAAGACAATGGCATGGGTTTTCGGCACACACATGAGAATATACACCAAGGATGCTGACAATACAGAGAATACTGGGGTCTATATTGCACTCGAAAGTGGTATGGTATCAGGAAGAAGATACTATAAAATACCTCTGTATGGTTTTGCTAGTTATGGAGACGCTTCAGGTATGGCGATTGATATGGTTGTCATTAATTGCAGTTCTGATTTCTATTACGTATTCGAGGGAATGGGTAACGGCAAGGAATGGCGAGTCATTAATGGTAATGATAAACAGACAATTCATTTTGCAGACATCGGTGGTTGGCATGAGTTGAAAGGTGGCGAAAGCCTGTCGTGCGCTTACGTAAATCCGAAATTCCTGAATCCGAAGCCAACCAGCCTTGGTGCCGGAGTCTTCTGGAGTGGTGAATATGATTTGAACTGGTCTTGATTTTAATAACTTATATAATATTTATAATATGAAAACAGCAAAGCAGACGGTGACAACCGAATTTGAGCCGATTGAGCTCAACGAGAGTGTGAAAGTGAGTTTCGAGCGTAATATCGCTGGAGATAAAACTATAATAAGAGGATATATCATCAGCAGTGAGAATGGTGAGTATTTAGGTAATATTAATGTAGAGAACGGCAATCTTGCAATCTCTATCAAGAAGGATGATGTCGGCAAGGAAGTGACTGCTCAGATTCTGGCATCAATTCCTGAGTGGCTTGATAGCATCAAGAATGCCGAATAAGAGAGGAGGTGCTTATGAGCGATGTGAAGGTGGGTACCAGCATCGAAGATGCAATCAAGAACTCTGATTGGTCTTCGGTCAGCATAGCCTTATGGCCGCATATTGTAGAGCAGATGAAACTTCACTCGAAGAACATCTTTGAGTGTGAAATGGTCTATGATCTTGACCATATCAACACTGTTCCCGCCCTCTACGATGACAACAAAGGCACTCGCAAGCAGGTCATCGTACCGATGAAGGTATTCTCGAAAGATCTTGATGCGGAGCTGGTGGAAGCCAAGAAGGCTACCACAGCAGCCAATACGGCTGCTGCAACCGCCAATACAGCTGCTTCCAATGCAGACAAGGCTCGGGAGGGGCTGGAGACAAAGAAGCAGCAAGTAGATGATGCCGTCGCAGCGAGCAAGACTGCGACCGAAGCAGCCAAGAAAGCTACTACAGACACTCTTGCAAGCAAGAAGACAATAGAGCAGAATGAGGAAACTCGCAAGACTGCAGAGCAGATGCGAGCCACCTCAGAAGCTGCGAGAGTCAAGGCTGAGCAGGGTAGAGTTGATGTTGAGAGCAAGCGAGTTGCTGCTGAGTCTTCACGCTCTTCAGCTGAGCAGAAGAGAGCGTCTGCCGAAACTGCACGAGCTTCAGCAGAAAATTCGAGAGTCAAAGTTGAAAATGACAGGAAGGCTGCAGAGAAGAGCAGGAGTGACGCTGAAGTGCAAAGAGTTGTCGCAGAGCATGGCAGAGTTGGTGCAGAGCAGAGGAGAGAATCTGCAGAACATCTGCGAGAGACAAATACTTCTACCGCCATAGAGAGCTCTAAGACGCAGACAGACCTCGCCAAGGAGCTCAACGAGCACCCTCCTAAAATGGGAGATAACGGCAACTGGTGGCAGTGGAACCTGCAGACTCACGCATACGAAGATACCGGTATCATCGCAAGAGGTGGTGCGATGTACCCAACCTTCCGGCAGTCCAGGAACAAGTTGTTGATGATCGACTACGGCTCAAATGTTTCTGAGCACGTTGTCAAACGTAGAAATAAATTAGTAATCAAGGTATAATGGCAGATAATACGAATATCATTGTGGTGGGCAATGTTGCCTTCACCGACAAGGGAGCGTGGGTCAAAGGCTATTCCTTCGAGTTCGAGGGAGAGATCATTCAGGGCTACGATGCCAATGACATCGTCCACACAGCCAATGGTGTGTACGCATCTCTCATCGATGGCAATACATCTGAGCCATCAGACACCAGCGACTCCTGGCGCCTTTGGCTAGACAAGACTGCGGCAACTAAGGCCAAGAGTGCAGCCGATGATGCCAACAAGGCTGCGAATCTTGCCAATACTGCAGCTGCTTCTGCAACCGCACAGGCAGCAGAAGCACAGCAGCAGGCTACAGCTGCAGAGGAGAAGGCGCAGCTTGCAACGGAGGCTGCGACAAGAGCAGACGAGAAAATCGCAGAGATGAACAGTCTCGCAGGTCAGATTGCGACTGGCTTCATCGCTCCTTCTCGCATGAATCTCAGCTATCAGACAGAGATCAGCATCCGCAACAAGCAGAAGCAGAAGATTGAGGCTATCATCCTGCCGGCATACTTGCCGCAGAGTGTCCTCTATCAGAGAGTAGAGGGTGATTCCGTTATGTCTGACCCTTCCGGAAATTTGACCGTCAAGGGTACAGGCAAGACCAAGTTCTGGGTGATTCCTACCGCCAACACACCGCTATGGCAGGAGGTGACCATCAACGTCAGACAACCATATATGCGACTCTCTGCAAAAGGAAAGATTCGCAAAAACGGCAATAAAATCCGAATTGTTTAATCGATTAAATATAATGTAATATGGCATTTACAGAGAATGAAGAGACGAAGCTGAAGGCTATCATCGCAGCCTTCGACAATGCTCAGCAGGTCGATGACCTGCCTCAGTCAGACATGTCTGCAACCGACAAGATTATCGAGGTCTTCGACAAAAAGTCGGGCAAGTCTGAGCAGATGACTATCAAGAATGCGGTGCAGCTCGGTCAGCATCCATGGTGCGGTCGAGTGTGGAACCTCGACAACGCTACGCCTAAGGCCGCTGCCTATGTAGGCTCCCTCGAGCTCCTGCAGAACTTACACCAGGAACTCGGACTTGGCTGCTATCTGGTCAAGAATGACCATACTCGTCGAAAACTTGATTCTAAGGATCATTACAAGTATGCGACTGGCGAGGCGGCCAAACTCGATGGTACCGAGGGGCACTATCAGTGGGGTTGGGGAAAAGAGTGGTACATGGTGATCAAGACCGTAGGCAGACTCCACTACGAAATGGTTAGCCCTTGGCCTATTCAGGGAGAGTTCAACTACAAGATTCCGATAGGCAGCATCTCTGCTGCTGGATTCGCGACACTCGAGCGCAGTACTGGCAAGCTCGTCAGCTACATCAACGATGGCGCTGACTATCGAGGCGGAAACAATGATGCGACTCTCGACAATACGAACCGCACCATGCTGGGCAAGCCAGCAACTCAGCAGACTACTGAGTACTTTCGAGCAGCAGCGCGCAAGAATGGTACCGGATGGCTCTGTACAACGATGCGCCATACAGCTGCCATCGCAGTACTGTTCGGTGTCATCTTCGGTACTCATTACGACCAGGCTGCTGTCAATTCTGCTAAAGATGAGAATGGCCTGTTCCAAGGTGGTCTAGGCACTGGCGTGACACAGATGCCAGACTGGGGTGGATACAACGGATGGCGTCCGGTCATCCCGATATCTGTCGGCATCGAACTCGGAGACTCCTGTGGTGTTTCAAGCTACGAGGTCAAGAAGGATGATGGTACTGTAGTCTATACAGCCAAGATTCCTAGCTTCTTCGGATACAAGAATGGTTTCGGTAACCTCTGGCGTATGATGGATGATGAGCAGGTGCAGTGCAACGAGGATACATCGGTTGTACACCTCGTTGCTCCATCCATCTATGGAACCTGGACTTTAGGTAGTGCGGATGGAATGGTAGCTTATAGCAAGTCGGAGACTAAAGGCGAAGGCTATATCCAGGAGCTGTGTATGGAGCACCTCGAAAACTTCCCGACTCGTAAAGGTGGAACCGAGACAACCTATTGGACTAGCTATTTCTGGAATACGTCAGGAGCTACTTCCGGTTTTCGCCTGTGTCTTCGTGGTGGCTACGCTGGCAATGGTGGTCTATGCGGTCTTTCGGCGCTCCACGTGGGCAATGCTGTCTCGGGTTCCGATGTGGTCTGCGGTGCGGCCCTCTGCGAAGCAGCATCCGAATGGTCATTGGAACCAGTGTATTACAAGGCGGCCTAGAGTGGACAGAGGTGTGCTGATGTGAGCTGGAGTGTGCAGGATTGGCCAAGGTTTCCCAGCGGAACCAAGGGTAATCCTGAGCACCCTGCGAGCGTAGCGAGCAAACCTTACCCCCTTGGGCGGTCGATTTTTTTTGAAATTTCGCTCTTTGACATTCTTTCATTCCGATTTTTTTCAGTACCTTTGCAGGCGGTATTAAACCAGGCTGTGATTCCTGCGCCGGTTTTCGCCTGTGTCTTCGTGGTGGCAACGCTAACAATGGTGGTCAATGCGGTCTTTCGACGCTCAACGTGAACAATGCTGTCTCGGATTCCAATGTGAACTACGGTGCGGCCCTCAACTTAACAAGATACTGCAGGTTAGTTTGCTTAGCTGCAGAGATTTCGGGAGTCAGGCCTTGCCTCATGGCAAAACATACACTTTAGCAGAATAGCAAGTAGATGATGACAATGGGTCATCCGGTCGAAAGTTAGGACATTAGAAAAGCAGACAGCAGACAACAGACACAGACATTTATACAGACACCGACCTTTTTTTAATATTTACATAAAATTTTAAAAGCAAGTGAAGAGGTTAGGCAACATTTCACAGGAGGTGGAGACTTTGCAAAATTTTCGTGAAGCATTCTTTGATTTTTCCCGGCACAAGAAGTCCCGTCTATCTATACAAGCGTTCGAAGCAGAGTTTGAGGCAAATCTTCAAGCCCTGCTAAATGCCTATACCCATCAGACATGGCATACTTCAGACTATGAGGCAAAGCTGATTGAGCAGCCCAAACACCGCGTAGTCAACAAGTTGCCTGTTAGCGATCATGTCATTCAGCATGCAGCCATGCACACCAGTGAAGATAAGCTGAGAGCCAAGATTCCTTACAACAGTCCAGCTGGTACCAAGAGGCGTGGAACGCATTTCTTCTACAAGATTATCAAGCAGGACATCTTTACATCGCCACAGCAAGACACATTCTATTGCTTGCCAATAGATATACACCATTATTTCCAGAATGTTGAGCACAATTTGCTCAAGAGAGAGTATAGGTTGTATATCAAGGACCGCAAGCTGCTTGCTTTCATTGACGAGGTCGTTGACAGCTATGCCAACGGCATAGTGCTGGGTGTCAAGCTCACACAACTTTTGGGACAACTGTTTCTGGCGAGGTTTGACTATCTCGCCATGCGGTGTTTTGATATACTCCAAGATCCTGAAAAACATGGCTACTGGCAGGCTCGCTACGTCACGGACATGCTCCTCACATGCCGCTCGGAGCAGCAGGCAAGAGTATTAAATGTGGGGGGGTAAAATCCCTCAATGAGCGCTTCGACCGTTTTTGCCGCGAAGGACTCAAACATTATTATAGATTCATGGACAATATCTTCATCATGCATGAAGATAAGGTCTTCTTACGCCTTATGGCGGAGCTTGCAGTCATGCACTTGGCTAGAGACTGGAAGCTGAGCATCAATAAAAGTTGGAATATTCATCGTACATGTGACGGCATAGACTTCTGTGGACAGAAGATCTTTGCCGACCATGCCCTTTTGCGCAAGCGCACCAAGCAGGCACTCTGTGCCCAGGTGGCAAGATTGCGCAAACGTGGACTTAGCGATGAACAGATCCAGCGCAAGGCAGCATCCAGGCTTGGCCTTGCCAAACACGCAGATACAAAAAACTTATTAAATAAAATCGGTATGAAAAAGTATGGTCAGATTGTGAAGGCTCGCAAGGGAGAGGTTCCCTTCGAGGGCATGAGCATGGCACAGAAGAAGCATCCAGGCGATATCCTGTGCCACAACATTGAGGACTATGACAAGTTCCTCATCCTCATAGAGGATTACAAGATAGATAAGTCGAGAGTCGACTTCAAGATGGAGCAGGTTGAAGAAGTTGACGACCAGGGCGTCAAGCACATAGTCACCAAGAAGGTGCCTAAGGACCGCCTCGCCATCCGCTTCCGTTTCATCGATCACGTCCGGAAGACAGGACAACTCGATGAACATGGCGATGAGATTGAGGAGCCGGTTTGGCAACCTGAGTCGTGGTGGCTCTTTACTGGCTCAGATATTCTGGTTGACCAGGCACGCAAGGAGTGGGAACTGCTGGAAAAGGGCTTCTACACCGTTGCAGCGGAACTCACCAACAAGTTTGGAAAGAAATTTTATAAGTTTATCTAGATGCACAAGAAATTTTATCTTTGCCGCATGTCATACTTGAGATATGACAGCAAGCATTTTCTCCTGTTCCTGAGTGAACAGAGAGTTGAAAACTATCACCCAGACACCAATATGTCGGAGTCTGATGGCGATAGTCAGGCAGTAACAGCTTACAGCTACGAGGGCAGTGAGATCGACGGCTCCACCAAGATTGAGGCTAAGTCGGCAAGCTATCGCGAGTTCGTGAATGGTCTGGTTCGTACTAAGTACAGCCAAGGCGATGTCGAAGCCATCCTGTGCAACCATGGTGATGGAAACAAGGAGCACGAGACAGAGTACCAGGTATTCCAGGAGTGGCGAGAGCAGGCTAAGCAGATGGCCAGAGAGTTACTCGACCGGGATATCTCATAGTTATCAGATACGGCAGGAGGAAAATCGTTCTTCCTGCCGTATTTTTATATTTCTTATATTATATGTACCTTTGTGCCAGATAAAATCAGGTACAGATATGCAGAGAAATACCAAGGATTGGATACACTACAGCTCTGCTGGCATAGTTCTGCTTGCTGGCATAGTGCTCGTGTACATCAGCTTTTTTATGTCCCACGACGTCACGTCTAACGTCTTGTGGTACTTTGGGCAGAGTCTGGTTTACGTGGCAACCGTCTTTGGTTTCGCACTGACTTTTGACACCAGAGTTAAAGACATTATCAATAAATATTTCAATAATAAAAATGGCACGCAAGATTAAGAAAATTTTCGTTCATTGTACAGCAAGCCGACAGTCATGGACTGTCGATGCCTTGCTCAAGGAGTTCAGAGACAAAGGCTGGCATTATCCAGGTTACCATTGGGTAGTGACCGCTGACGGCAAGCGCACGCAGCTCATGACAGAAGACCTGCCGTCCAACGGAGTCAAGGGGCACAATTACGATTCCGTCAACGTGGCATACATGGGCGGAATATCCCGCACTGGCAAGGCTATCGACAACCGCACAGAGGCCCAGAAACTAGGTTTGCGTGAGTTGCTCAAGGAATTGAGAAGCCGCTACCCTGATGCCAAGATCATGGGACATCGTGACATTTCGCCTGACAAGAACCACAATGGAGTAGTCGATCCATGGGAGCGCATCAAGGAATGCCCATGCTTCGACGCTATTCCGGAATACGCAGACATTTAAGAGATTGAGCTGATGAGTAGATTTAATAAAAATTTAGGGTTCATCCTCGTATTTCTGATGGTGACCTGCATAGTCAAAGACTGTTACTACGAGTATAAAAAGCAGCGAGCGGAGCAGAACCTGCGAGAACAGCTCAACAAACTTCAGCTGCAGTATGCTCCAGCTGAGCGTGACACCATCCGTGACTCAGTCAAGGTCGTGACGCAGAAGGTCATCATGATGCCTCCTGATGAGTACAAGGAGTTTGCAGCAGACAGAAATATGCTGAAAGATCTCAACATCAAGGTCAGCCAGATAATGGCGGATCAGCGCACATCGGTAGTCACCGAAGGCTCTGTCAAGACGCTTCGTGAGAATTCGCTATACAAGTATAGCGACAAGTGGTTGAGCGTTCAGCTCAACACTGCAGACTCCATCCTTACATATAGAGCGCGAGACAGCTTGCAATGCCTTGTAACTCGCAATTACAAACATCGATTTCTATGGTGGAAGTGGGGAACCGATGGCTACAATATCAAGATGATCAATTTCAATCCCAACTCCACTATCTTATATAACAACTATATACAGGTCAACCGCTAATGGCAAGACAAGAAGTATATACTACAGTCATCAAGCTAAATTCAGAGGAGGCGAAGAACCGCCTCAAAGAGCTTGAAGATAAGGTCGCTCGTCTGAAGAAGGCAAAACAAGATGCCTTCTCGGCGGGCGATTCCCGTTTAGGCGCATCCCTCGCCAAGGATCTTAAGGCCGCAGAGCGAGAGATGAAGCAATTCAAAAACTCAACCATGAGCGTCAAGGAGACACTCGACAATCTGTCAAGTGCAAGCCTCGGACAGCTGGAGAAGGCAGCTAGACATCTGAAGGGGCAGATGAAGGCAGCATCTGACCCTTCAGACTTTGCAAAATTGGACGCTCAACTCTCCAAGGTTAAGGAGCAGATGCTTGCCCTGAAGGGCGCGACACGCAAGGCTGATGAGGAAGCGAGACGCATGACCGCAACGGTGTCAAACCTGAAACATGCTTCACTCAATGACCTCAACTTCACAGCTTCCAAGCTACGTAGTCAGATGGCTGACTACGACCCGACATCTACCATGTACGCCTCTCGAGCTTCGCAGCTGAAGCTGGTCGAGGCAGAGCTGGAACGCATCCGACAGAGCGAGCAGAAGGTGGTCACCCTCATGCAGAAGTATGACAAGGAGATAGACAGCACCAATGTGGACATCAAGGAGACCAAGCGTCAGATGCAGCTGGTCAACAACACCATGTCAAACCTCAAGACCTCCTCCATCCGTGACCTGGAGTACTCCATCAAGGCTCTCAACCAACAGATGCAGGGCATGCAGCGTGGTACCGAGCAGTTCAAACAGATGGAGCTGAAGGCGAAGCAGCTGAAGGCAGAACTGCAGGCAGTCAGAGCCGAGGGCGTTGCCCAGGAGTCCTGGATCAAACGCTCGGCTGACTGGTTCAACCGCATGCAGGGCATCGCCCTGGGAGCCGTCGCTGCCATCTCCGGCATCACCTTCACAGTCAAGAAGTGTGTGGAGGAGTATGCCAAAATGGATGATGAAATGACCAACGTCCGCAAGTACACTGGGCAGGCAGCCGAGGAAGTCGAGCGTATGAACGAAGACTTCAAGAAGATGGATACCCGCACACCTCGCCAGAAGCTCAACCAACTAGCCGAAGATGCCGGCAGACTCGGCATCACATCGACTGCTGCAGTTGAGGAGTTCATCGATGGTGCCGATAAAATCAATGTCGCCCTCGGTGATGACCTCGGAGACAAGGCAGTCTCCCAAATCGGCAAGCTCGCCCAGATGTTCGGCGAAGACAAGACCAAAGGTCTGCGAGGTGCCATGTTGGCGACAGGTTCTGCAGTCAATGAACTGGCTCAGAATTCCTCTGCCTCTGCCGGTTATCTTGTTGATTTCACCGCCCGTGTGGCAGGTGTCGGCAAGCAGGCAGGCTTCACGCAGGCACAGATCATGGGTCTCGCTTCTGTCCTTGACCAGAACATGCAGCAGGATGAGACGGCGGCAACAGCTGTGCAGAACCTTCTGGCCAAGATGTTCCAGGACTCCGCAAAATTTGCTCAGATTGCAGGTCTCAATGTCAAGGAATTCGCAAAGACGTTAAAGGAGGACGCCAACGGCGCACTTCTCCAGTTCCTGGCAGCCATGCGAGCCAAGGGCGGTTTTGCCGACCTTGCACCAATGTTCGAAGAAATGAAGATGGATGGATCCAGGGCTACTGGTGTCCTAACCGTCCTCGCAGATAAACTCGATGACATCAAGACTGCCCAGAACCTGGCAAACGAAGCCTATTCCGAAGGAAAATCCGTCCTCAATGAGTTCGAGACACAGAACGAGAGTGTACAGGCTCAACTTGACAAGGCGAGCAAGAAGTTCCTGGATCTGTCCATCGAATTGGGCCAGAAACTCTATCCTGCAGCACGATATTGCATATCTGCAGCTAGTCTCGGAGTTCGGGCACTCTCCACACTCGTTGATTTCGTCAAGGATTATTGGCGCATATTAATTGTGCTGACAGCCGCCATCGTCACCTATACTGCAGTATCTAAGGCAAAGTTGATAGCAGAGAAGGCGCAAATGGCATGGCTCAACATCATGATTCTGCGCGAAAAGGCGCATCTCGTCCTTGTGGGTCTTAAGACATCTGCTCTCAAGACCATGGCAATCGTTCAGATGGCGTTGACACGTGAAATAAAACTGACCACTGCTGCGCAGATGTTGTGGAACAAAGTGTTGTTGGCCAACCCGATCACTGCCGTGATTGCTGTTGTTGCCGGACTGACAGCCGCAATCGTCACACTCTCTGAAGAGACGAGCACAGCTGAGCAAGCTCAGCGTGACTACAATGATGCCGTGACAGATGCCAACAAGCAGGCAGCAGAAGAGGAGGCATCCATCATGCGCCTCGTTTCTGCTATCCAGTCAAACACCAGTGCAGAGTCTGACCGCAAGGCAGCCCTTGAGGAACTCAACGGCAAGCTGATGCGTGAGCACCTCGGTAACATCACCGAGGAAGCAGTGCGCACAGGCAACGCTACAAGGCAGATTGAGGCTTACATTGATGTAATGAAAAAGAAGATTATCATCGATGGCCTACAGAAAAAGTTAGCTGAGTCTATAGCAAAGAGTGCTGATCTAGAGGATTGGCTAGAAGAGGGAAGAAATTATAAACCTGGATTTTTACAGGGAGTATTAGATTCCTTCAATCCTTTCCCTTCGAAAAAGGTTGCGGCAAGCAATCCACATTTTCAAAAGGATTTGGAGAGAGAGATTGACAAGGAAAAACAGTATCAGAAGCGTCTCCTTGATAAAATCAACGAGTTAGAGTCACAGCATTTCGAAGTGAGCGATCCGGAACCATGGCGCAACAATGGCTACAATGGCAAGGGCAATGATGGTACAATCATTAAGAAGCAGAGTACAGCCGTCACTCATCAGGTTTCAGAAAAAGAGCGCAAGGCTCGTGTCAAGGCAGAGAAGGCAGCTGCAGCCGAGGCACGTAAGCGCCAGGCTGAAGCCAAACGCAAGCAGAAGCAGGCTGCCGATAGCATCAAGGCTGAGACCAACGAACTGATGGCAGACAACGCCAAAGCCTATGCAGAAGGCAAGAAAACCTATCAACAGTTCATCGATGACCGTCAAAACATACAGATCAAGGGCTTTGCAAAGCTGAAGCAGCTATATGGTGAAGAGAGCAACGAGTATAAGCAGTTGCTCGACAACCAGGTCAATGTTGTCAAGCAACATGATGCTGCCATTCAGAAGATGAATGAGCAGACCATTGAGCGTGAACGCCTGCAGAAGGAGGCTAGCATCAAAGCACAATATTATGATGTCAATTCGAAAATCTATCAGAATGATACCGCTCTCAATGAAGCCCTATATAAGAATGATGTCGAAGCCATGAAAAAACGTCTTGCACTCTACAAAGACAGAGAGGGCAGCGAGGAGTGGCTGGATCTGAAGGCTGAGATGGAACAGGCTGAGCTCGACCACCAGCTGCAGATGCAGGAGACATACCAGAACCAGCTGAAGGAGTTGCGTCAGCAGTTCGGTAAGCAAGACCTGCAGGCACAGGAAACTATGTACCTCAATGGCCTTGACAATCTCTACAAGAATGGATTGATCAAGGAGGAGGAATATCAGCAGATGAAGTTGGAGATAACCAAGCAGTTCGCGGCCCAAAGAGCGCAGATTGATGCTGATGACCATGGAGCCGGTAGCGCTCAAATAAAAATCAATGATAAGTCATCTGAGATGGTCAACAGTGCCAGGGCTGCTGCAGGTGAGTCCCAGTCGACCGGCAATGCAACTTTGGGTGGATACTTCTCCTCACAAGTTGAGAACTACCAAAACACCATGGAGAAGCTGAAGGAGTTGTATGGCAACGACAAGCAGAACCATGCTGCATACATGCAGGCGAAAGGGAAGATCACCTCAGATTTCCTCAATGACCTGATTGAAAAGACAGCTGTTGTTTACAATGGTATCAACGGTATTCTATCTGCGTCATCGTCATATGCTCAGGCATGCTCTGACCTCGAGCAGGCCAAGATCAGCAAGAACTACGAGAAGCAGATTGCTGCAGCTGGTAACAACTCGAAGAAAAAGAAAAAGTTGGAGGAGAAGAGAGACAAAGAACTGGCCGCTGCGAAGTCCAAGGCTAACAAAAAAGCCATGAAGATAGAAATTGCGCAGGCGATAGCATCTACAGCAATGTCTGCTATCAATGCCTATGCATCTGCTGCAGCTATACCAACAATAGGTTGGACATTAGCTCCTATTGCAGCAGGTATGGCCACAGCTGCAGGTATGATACAGCTTGCTGCTATCAAGAAGCAGCACCAGGCAGAGGCTGCAGGTTACTACGAGGGTGGTTACACCGGTGGCAACCGCTACCGAAAGGAAGCAGGAGTCGTACATGAAGGCGAGTTCGTGGCTAATCACAATGCCGTCAACAACTCATCCATCCGTCCAGCTCTTGACCTCATCGATAGGGCACAGCGCTCTAATACAGTTGGCTCGCTGACCGCTGATGATATCACACGTTCTCTGGGACAGGGAAGTAGTACCGTGGTGGCTCCTGTTGTCAATGTCAACAATGATAACACCGAAGTACGCCAGTCCCTCGATGGTGTCAATGCAGCCGTCAGCCGTCTGACACAGACTCTTGACGATGGCATTGAAGTTGAAGTTCCGATATCTGGACGTAGAGGTCTGCACCGCAGACTGCAGGATTATCAGCGCATTTTAAACAATAAGTAGTGGAATATGATAACATGCATCATCAATGGCCATAAGGCCTATCCCATTTCTACATCATCCATCAAGGTGACATACGCCAACCAGTATGTCACCGATGATGGTGAGTACACCTATGACATCACCTTCCCCATGAATATCCTGGAGAACCGTGTAATTTTCAAGAATGTCTCACGCTTGGAGGTCAAGAAGATTGTCGCCAAATACGATGACTGCAAGCTGTACTGTAACAGCCAGCTCATCATGAGCGGTGTCGGTACCATACTCTCAGTGAATGATAGAGAAATCAAACTGCAGATTGTTGGCGGAAAGTCCCGCATCAAGTTCAACAACAAGATGACAAAGCACTACATCGATGAGATTGACCTGGGCATCGCTGATGCCCCTGGTTCGAATGTGGATAAGTCTGTTGAAAACAAATTCAACGACTTATCAAAGGTCACTGACATCTTCATCCTGAGCACCGACAAGACCAAATTCCTCGGTGTAGAAGGCAAATGGTGCTATATGCCGGTACACGATGAGACCTATGAGATGATTGCCAACTACGTAGGAGTTGACCGAACAGGAAGACATTGTGGCCAAAAGACGGCATTCATCCAGAATACCGCTGTACAACCAAATCTGATGTACATCTTCAAAAAAGTTGTCGAACACGAAGGATATAGGCTTATCAGGAATGACATAGATGTCAAGCCGTGGAACCAGCTGTATATAGCGTCAGCGTTCAAGTCTCGAGAGCTTCGCAGAGCGCTTCCGCACTGGTCATCCTACACATACATCGAGGAGTTTCGGAAGCTGTTCAACGCATCCATCTACTTCGATGAGGTGGGCAAGACCTGTTCCGTTGTCAGTTCCTCAGAGCTGAGTACTGCCGATTCGGTTGTGATAGAGCCGCTGGAAGAGTATGCGACAGACTATGACGAGGATGGCTCCTTCAGTACTTCATCGACAGCGAATCTCGAATATAAATTCGACGATTCTGCCAACAGAGGAGACTATGAGGTCATACCTAAGAAGGTATTCGAGAATTTCGAGCAGGTAGAATCTCAGGAATTGCTAGGCTATTCCAAGCAATTCGCAGCGACAACTATGGGCTGGTCAGAGAAGAAGAAAAGGCAGACTATCATACATAATTTCGGAGATTACTATATATATATAGGTGAAGAGGGTAGCCGCAAGTGGGAACTTGCAGGCATCTGGTCTCCACTTATCAGAGACGTGGATTCTGATGATTATGTTGACTTGAAGATTTCTCCTGCTGCACAGATTGCAGAAGATATCAACTTCAAGAGTAGCGCAGTCTTTGAGGACAACTGGATAGAGAAGCGCTGCCTGCTGTCAATCAGCAATACCAGAGAGTCTGACGCCAAGGAGTTCGATTCTGACGAGGATGGTCTGAGCTACGTTTCTGTACAGGATGCCATCGATGACGAGTCGGCCATGGACGAGAGCGAAGACGAAGAGGAAGTGATGAGCATCTTCTTCATCTTACCAGGTAGAGTGCAGCAATATGACAAGCCATACGGCAAGATATCGTGGGTAGGTGAGAAATCCAGATGGCCTCAATTCCTGACAGATTACCGAGTCAATGCAGACTATAGGTACAATGGCATTGCCTTCATCGATAGAGATCTCTATACTCTATCGTTCAATTCTGATACTGCCGGTACCACATCATTAAATCAGTTCCAAAGCGAAGTTATCAAAATTGATAACCGAAACTGTATGGAAGTGAAATTCAAGTCAGCTAATATTCCGGATCCATCGAAGATATACATCATCAGGAATAAGCGATTCGTCTGCGAGAAGATAGAAATGGAAGTCAAGGATGATACCATCGAGCCTATCTATACCGGCTACTTCTATATGCTTTCATAATATATATAAGGTGGGGAGCAGTCAGCCCTCCACCTTATTATATTATAGGATTCCCTGATAGTTCTTGATATACTCATTCGCCTTCTGTATATCCTTTGGTGTGTATATATCGGTGATGAGTATGGACGAGTGTCTCGCCTGGTCTCTGACCGATAAGACGTCGGCATTTGCCCGCAGCATATTGGTGATGCCTGTGTCTTTCAAGCTGTAGAACTTGAAGCGGGGAGAGAGCTTCAGCTCCTTTCTCAGAACTCGAGTCCAGTAGTCTCTGAACATTTTCTCGTTCTTTCTTTCAGGTCCTGGGCAGAACCCGTCAGAGAAGAGATAGTCCTGTCCTGGGTGAGAGAAGATGTTGAGTTCCATCATCAGCTTGATGACATGAGACGGGAGCGTGATCACGGCATCATTGCCATTCTTCGTATTCTCTCCATGCAGACTGATTGTCTGAGTCTTGACATGGATATCGCAGATTCTGAGATAGGACATCTCTCTAGGTCGGATGAAGAGGTAGTGGATGATTTCACACGCCAGCAGATAGTGCCTGTTGTGCTCCATCAGATAATCTCTGATGAGCTGCATGGTGCAGTCAGGTATGACATCTCTGCTTTTCTTCTGCCTGTTCTTGATACGTTCCAGGCCTTCTGTAGGGTTCTTAGGTATATACCCTCGAGCTAACAGATAAGCAGAGAAACTCTTAGTCCAGGCAAGATAGTTATTGCGGGTCAGTACAGTATTGTTCCTGTCGATGAAAATGTAGTCCAGGAACTTGCTCACATTACTTTTGTCCCATTGATAAGAAAAATTGAGAGTTATGTTTTTTTCTTTCTTCCATTTTTCAAGGATTCTGACACGACTGCTGTAGTCTACAAAAGTCTCCTCACGCATACTTCCCTCATTGCACATTTTGGTTAGATAAGCCTTATACTTCTCGAGCACGTCATCCCACTTTGTATATTCTAGAGGCTGCAGAGCCTCTATCCAAGGATTCCATCCTGCCATAAGTTTCTCGGTGAGATTCTTCATAATCTGATCGGCATAGACACGTTGGTTACGCTTGCCCTTGATATGGTCAAGCATAATTTTTTTCTTCCTCATGCGGTTGATCCCTGGATCAAACGCCATGAAGGAGATATAACATTCTGATCTTTGATGAAAAACTGGAGGTTTCCAGCCAATGACACTACTAAGTACTGTGTCATTCGAATTTGGAGCATAATTTTTTTTAGCCATATCTTTAATTTTTCTCAGATACAGCCTATTATTAATAATGTATATAGGAGAGATACCGACATTGTACCGACCATTTTTGCCCGACTGAGGCAAATCCTCAGTGTTTATGGTACATCTGACGACATTTCGTCGGGATTACTGGACTCGAACCAGCGACCTCATCGTCCCGAACGACGTGCGCTACCAACTGCGCTAAATCCCGATATCTGCTGCAAAGGTACATTAAATAATGGATACCACCAACAAAAATAGACTTTTTTATCTTTTTTTGAAAGAAATTTCCCGAAAAATTTGCAGGAACCAGAAAAAAGTATTACCTTTGCACCCGCAAATGATAAATCGCGATTTGTGAAAGTTGGTGCCATAGCTCAGTTGGTAGAGCAAAGGACTGAAAATCCTTGTGTCCCCGGTTCGATTCCTGGTGGTACCACTTCTTTATGAGACTGAATCTTCGTAACAGGATTCAGTCTTTTTTATGCCCTTTTAAAAAGGTTTCATTTTACACTTGTGTAAACGTTTGCGTAAGAAAAATGTGCCAGGATGGTTTATAATAGATATTTTTTCACTACTTTTGCATTGTAAAATTCAAAAACAAACAAAAAAAATAAATCTAACAAACATTCATTAAAATGAAAAAAGCTTATTTATTATTGTTGGCTGGAATGTTGTCTACGGCAGTATTTGCCGGCAGCAAACAGACGGTTAAGATTGATGGTCAGGTCATAGAAAAGACTGTCTCAGAGATTACCTTCGATGGTGACAATGTTGTTCTTCAGTATGCAGATAACACATCTGATATAGGGGACATGTCGTCCGTAACCCTTTCTTTCACTTATCAAACTACCGGCATCAGCCAGGTAGAAGATATAAAGAAAGCATTGCAAGGTAAGGTTTATAACCTTCAGGGCCAGTATGTAGGTTCTTCCCTCCAGGGGTTGTCTAAGGGTGTTTATATTATTAATGGTAAGAAAGTAATCATCAAGTAAAAAAGGAGGATTGAACAATGAAGAAAATCGTATTTACTTTGGCACTCCTCCTGATGAGTTTGAGTGCAGCTTTGGCACAGACATGGGATTTTGCAGGTCGTGATCCGTTTATCGGTGATGCAGATGAGGCTTTGATTAATGCAGATGCTACCAATTGGTATAATGATGCAACAAAGAGCCGTTATAATTTCCTTGCAGCTTTGGATAATGCAGCTTTGACAGCTAATGGTACAGAGCTCTACTTTGCACATGGGTTACTCTTTAAGTGTACGGAAGCTAAGGCTTCTTCCGATGGAAGTACTGCTGCTAATGCCAATGGTAAAATTCGCTTGAACTACAAAGGTGAATACTTAGAGCTGAATGGTACTGGTCTTGTTGTTACCATACCTGACGTCCAGAAAGGTTGGGTAATAACCGTAGTTTGCAAGAGTGGAAAAAGCAAGACAGCACGTGGTTTGTATGTTAGCTCTAATGTGGGTGGTACGACAAACTTTGGTACGAAGTCTGCAAACCAATTAACTTGCACGGGTACTGTCAGTGAGGCTGGTAATGTAACTTTGACTACTACTGATGGTGGCATGTGGATTTACAGCATTTCTGTAAAGGATCCTAATGCTGTAATTCCTGAACCGGTAGACCCAGATGCATCTAATAAGGTAAACAATGCTGTTAGCCGTAATACTTATAAGAATCAGATGTTTGTAACTACGACTAGTGGTTCTGTAAACTATTATAATACAGAAGATTTGAGCAAGGTAACTTTCGAGGGAGATAAGACCATCGTTGCTCCTAAGTCTGGTGCAGCAAATGATGAGTATGATGCTACTGTAAAGGAAATCAGTTTTGCAAAGAAGGCTGAACAGGGTCAAGATGGTACTATAGAAAATCCAACAGGTGCAGTGAAAATCCTTGAAGCTAAAGGCTGGCAGGAGTCTGCTTACTTGAAGTGGGAGGCTCTTGATGGTGCAGCTTCTTACAATGTTTATGTTGATGGCAAGAAGATAGATGCACAGTTAGTTCGTAAGTATACTAACTACTATCGTGCGGACGCTCTTGGCTTGAAGGCAGGAAATTATTCTATGAAGGTTGTTCCTGTGAAT